GTGCGTGTGAGATAGTGTAGATGTTGTAGGTACTAAAAAGCCCTGTGTAGATGACTGCACAGGGCTTTTTAGTTTTATTGCGCTCTGAAGTAATCTTTTACCTCTTGTTGTTCTTCCTCAGTAAGTTTATCTACTACATCACTAACTATTAAAGCAGCAGCTTTCTCCCTAAGTTCATCGTTTTTAAAAGTCATCTTCTCAAAAGCTAATAATTTATTAACTGCTTTTGGGTCTGCTGCCATTTTAGCTAGAAAAATAGGACTAGCCAGTACAGCCCCTGACGCAACTATTGCTCCTACACCTCCAGTAGACGCTCCTAAAGCTAAAGTACCTAAAGCACCATATTCTTTAGAACGGAGAACTAGAGTACCTACGTTGCTCTCAGGTTTTTTAGAAGCCTCTGCAAATAGATTAAATATTTGCTTTACTCTACCGTAGTCTTCTCCCATTACTGACTTTAAGCGAGCCGCTTCTGATGGTTTAGAAAACTGTGCAGCTAGTTTAGAATACTCTTGTATATCAAACGCCTCGTCATTAAGCTTAGGAACTGTATTAGCCAAAAAACCTTGTTTTATAGCTTGTTTTGCGTCTTTAGCTGTGGCATAAGCAATATTAGCAACACCTTCTTTGCTTTTATCTATTTGCTTGTAAGCTTCATCTATACTTTTCATAAAGTTGTTAATTTTACTTACGTTTTTTTGATCTACTAACATTTTTCCTAGCTGATCGTAAGAACCTGCTTCAGCATTCTTTATTAAGTTTTTATTTACTTCGGGCAACAGACCAGACATTCCTTCTTTGTAAGCAGCTTTTAAAGCAGCATACTCTTCCGCTACTTTGGGGTCTGCCTGTTTGAGCGTGTTTATAAAGGAGTCTTTTAAAATATTAGTAAGTTCTGCCATCTCTCTATCAGCCACAGAATTATAGTTTGAAGCGCGTATGTCGCCAAACTGTCTAATATCAGCAGCTATTTTTTTATCTAAACGCAACAGTCCTTCAGCAGACATCTGACTCAACTCTAAAACACCGTTAATGCTTTCATCTATATATTTAAGAGTATCTTTGTTTAGTAAAGGTTTTAATTCTTCCTTGAATACCCGTACACCGTCTTCCATTACATAGCCTTTTGTCAGCTCGCTGTTGTCTTTTACGAACTGTTGGAGACGCTTTTTTATGCCTGATGTGTTTACTTTCTTTTTTCTTACTTTAGAACTAATTTGATCTAGCCCTTCTCCATAAGTATTGCTTAAAGCTTTTTTACCAGCGGTTACGACATCTATCATTGCTTCGCCTATGTCCACGGGAGCGTTTCCTGTGGTATAGTCAATTTTATTAGCAATGTCGTTCAAAGCCTCTTGTGCAGCAGAATTAACCTTAATAGCATTGTCTGCTACTTCTTTTCCAGAAAAAATACCTGCATTGGCTAGTTTCTCAGAGAAAACTTCTATAGCAGATGCTTGTCCAGTTTGGAATCTAGTAAGACTAGCACCTTTTTCTTGAAGAATCTCTTGAGTAGCTTTCAAAGATTCTATAGTGCCTGTCTCTTGTCCTTGCTTTGCCGTTCTAATAATATCTGCTGCTACTTCTTTTGGCGTAAATCCTAAAGCTTCTTTAGCTGCGAAATATCCCGGTTTTACATATTTACCAGCGCCTAACGTAGCTACATCAAAACCAGCAGAGAACAAAGCTTCTTCTGTTGATTTTGCAAAATCTAACTCGTCTTCTGAAACTGCGTCAGATAGTAAAGAACCTGCGAATGTACCACCAGCGCCTCCTACTATACCACCTACCACTATTCCAGCAGGGCCGAAAGGCGCTCCCATCTTAGCACCTGCTATAGAAGCAGCAATACCAGCAGGTAAGTCTAAATTTCTCATTAACCAGTTAGGTTCTTCAGTTTCTGGAGAAGTTTCTGGAAAATTAAACTCGTCAATAGTAGCTTCGCCTTGCGCTAAAAGTTCTTCTCTAATCTGCGCCTCTGTCACGTTCTCTGGCAACCCAGACATAATTACTGTTCTGCCGTTAGGTAATACTACTTCAGACTCACTCATTGTTTTCACCATCTCTTTGTCCAAACACAATTACTCTTCTTTTAGAGGGTGTTCCTTCAGGAAACATTTGCTTAACAGCTAGTTTAAACTCTTCGTAGTTGTCTGCTTTTTGATACAAATTAGCCTTAACTATTCCGTCATTGAGTTCTTGCTTCAGTCTTTTTAATATACCTTTGTTTGCTATGTTGCCTTTCTTTAAATTAGCATAGATATCTACAATAGCTTGTCTTTCGCCTTCAGAAATAACACCGCCAAACAAAGGTTTTAAAGACTTAAACATTTCCTGCCCTAAGATTATTTCTAACTCTGCTTTATCTGCTCCTTTAACACCAAAAAAGTTTTCTAGACCTGTGCCTGCTAAGTTTACAGGGCCACCTGTTGAAACAGAATCTAACAACGCAGTCGCTCTATCAAGGTTGTTTTTTGAAGCATTCAAAGTAGGGATAGAGTCAGTAGCGGCTACTTTTAACTCTTGGAAGCTTGCCTCTTGAGTTCCTAAACCTTTTGTTTCAATTTCTTGTCGTTGGACTTCTCCCGCAGTCTGAGCAAACTCTCCACCAGTTACTACTGTTTTACCTATAGGATTAGAAGGAGCATCCCCTATTGGAGAGTAGCTGTTTTCTAACTTCCCAGTTTTATTATTCAAAGTAGGAATCATTGTAAAGTTGTTACCTTTTTCATCCCTGACTGTGAAAGTACTACCCTTTAGTATAGTTGCGTTAGATGTGTCTTTTATAAAAGAGTCTAAATTGTTAGGCGTTAATACACCTCCCGCAGCTAGTTTTGTAAGTTCTGGGTTGTTAAAAGTAGAATCTACATAAGAAGCAAACACCGCGCCTTGTTTTTGTTTAGCCTGTTCAACTGCCCTAACCCTGCCTTGCTGTGCAAACTGCGCCACCAGTGCAGATTCTTTTTCTGGAGCATACTTGCGTACAATCTCAAGAAGCTTAGGCTGGTCTGCTGGGTTGTTAATGTCTAAGCCCTGCATAGCTGCTCTAGCCGCTTCTGGGTTAGTGCGTGTATCAGCACCAGTAAGAGCGCCCACGCCTCTACGCAGTCCTGTACCTGCTGATTGTGCTTGTCTTATCATAGCTTCTTCAAAGGAAGACGGTACGGCCTGCTGAGTAGGCTGAAACAAGCCTTCTGTGAGCATCCCTGTTAAATCTGTTGGTTGTGCCATTGTTCTGTCTCCTTAAAATGTAATCCGCTGTCCTGCTGACGGGATAGCTGATGAAGTATAATCATTAAAGTCAAACATACTACCCGCACTGCCTGTAGCTTCATTGTAGGGGTTTTCTATATTAGTTAAAATACTATTTAAGTCTATTGACTGCCCTGCTGATGGAATAGCTGGTGGAACATAACCACTAAACAAAGAACCTGTATCGGATGGGTTAGTTACTTCAGGTAAGAAAATACTGCTTAAAAAATCACTACCGCCTAAGAAAGAGTCAGTAGCTGTTGTAGGCAATGTTAGCATATTTGGAGTAGACTCTCTACCGCCTAAAATACTGCTTAACAAACCACCACCAAAGCTACCAGTTGTGGGGTCTTGTCTGCCTGCTACAGAGTTAAGCAGATTCTGTAATTGTATTCCTCTGTTTATCTCAGCAGTCCTAGAGCCTTGCAACAGCGCTTCAATACCAGCCAAACCAGCTTGCTGTTGGAACTGAGCTCCTGATCTGCGACCAATATCAGCAAACCCAGCAGGAATCTGACTAGCCTGTAGTAAATCTAGTGCTTGCTGCTGTGGCATGTAACCAGCACCCAACAGACCACCAGCAATACCAGCAGCTTGTTGTTGCTCTGCCAATGCCTGCTGTCTAGCACCTATGTTAGCCCGTGCCATAGCCTCCTGTCGTGCAGTCTCCATAGCCAGTAGCTCAGGAGAAGCACCACCATAGGCAGCAGAAGACAGTCCTAAGCGACCTTGTGACAGCATACGCTCTTCTAACGCTAGACGCTGACGTTCCTCTTCAGGACGCTGTGTGGCTCTAAGGTCTTCGTAGATGCCAGCCTGTACAGCAGCAGGGTCAGCCTGTAGTTGACTAAAGAACCCACCAGCTTGTCCCATGATTTGATTCTGTAGAGCCTGTTGCTCTGGGCTTAGTTGTGTAGTAAAGCCACCAGAAGGGTCTGTGCCAACACGCGCTAGGTTACTAGTGACAGTGTAGGGTCTAAATGCTGCTGTTTCTGCACCACGCTGTCCTACCTGCTCTGCCATCTCTAAACCAGCACGACCTACCTCGTAAGGAGCAGAGATAGCTTCTTGACCTAGATAAGCCTGTCCAGCAGTGCCTAGAACATTCTGTAAGTCTATACCACCTCCCAATAGACCACCTAGAACGCCACCTAAAGCAACCTCACCAGCGCCTACTGAGCTAGGTGCAGAAGGTATGCCAGTAAGTCCTACAGTGGCGGGAGCAGCTACAGGAGCCTGTGTAGGCAGTGTAGTGTCAAAGCCTGTGGCTCCGTAGGGCTGTGCAGCAGCTATAGCAGTGCGTGGGTCGTTAAGTCGGTTAGCAGTACCACCAGCAAACATTGTAGGCTGACGAAACATCTGATCCTTTAACATAACCATTAGTACGATCCTCCAGTAATTGTATCAGCCGTCAGTGTGCCTGTGACGTTTACGGTAGCGGCTGTAACAGTACCAGTAAAAGTAGGACTAGCAGAGTTAGCTTTAGTAGCCACTGCTGTCGCAATGTTATTGTACTCAGTGTCGATCTCTGTGCCTCTCACAATCTTAGCAGCATTACCAGAAGGAAGAGAATCCTTTGTAGCAAAGTTAGTTGTCTTTGTATAATCAGACATTAGATAAGTCTCCCTAATAGAGCGTGTATGTCAATTTTTTGAATAGAAAATGCAGCACCGTTTACTTCTGCTTCGATACCAATAGTTACTACCTCACCACTGCCGCTGGTATTGACCTTTGGCGTGTTGATTAGAATAGAGGAGGTGTACTCTGCTGTAGTGTTATACTCAGAAACACCATACTCACCAATGTTACTAGAGCCGAATGTAAACGCTTGTTTAGTGTAGCTTTGTGTGTAGTCATAGCCCCAGTTCAATGTAGTAGGTGTGTTCTGTCCACCAATGATAGTTAAGTTAAACTTCTTCAAGAACTTCAGATTAGAAGTGTTACCAAAGTCCATAGCATTGCTAAAGTATCTCAACTCGTACTTAACAGCACCGTCCATAAAACCTTTGTACTCTACTATGCCGCTAGAGATACCAATGTATATCTCACCATCTTCTAACACAGCAAACGACAGAGGATACATACTAGACCAAGTAGTAGCGCGGTGAGAGCCATCTTCTAAAGGTGTCCGCATATCAAAGCAGTACACAGTGTTGCTGTCTGGTAACGTCAACAAGTAGAAAGCGTTATCAGAACTATACACAGACTTGATAGCGTTAGTCTGTAAAACTACCAAGCCCATTAAGTCAGTGCGTACATTCTTGCTGATGTCACGCATAGGCATAGACTTCTCTTGTATAGTCCTGCCAAAGCTTCGTACACCTGCGTCAGACAAGAATATAATGTCAGTGCCTGTGTGCTGTACTGAGTCACGGGCTATACAGCCAACGCCTTCTATGGTGTCTGTAAGCGTCATAGAGGCAGGAGAGGATGCACCAGAGTACACAAGTATAGACTTCTTGCCAAAGATGATTAGGAAGCCATTGTGAGCCGCTAGAGCCGTTATCTCGTCAAAGCCTGTAGGCCATACAGTAGTAACGTCTAACGAGCCTGACGTACCACCTGTCCAGTGATGACCATTAAGCGTATCAGACCAGTAGACAGTGTGCTTGTTTCCTGTAATATCCGCTGCCCAGAGTCTACCGTAGGCCGCTAAAACTTCATTAGCTTCTGGAGGAGAGCCTGTAGCATGGGTGTGTGCTGAGTGTTCTTCTAATACAAAAGAACCTCCATGATCTGTGCCTAACACATACTCATGATCTCGTTGAAATAAATATACATGATCGTTTAAAGTAACAGCTTTCCAGTTATTAGCTGTTGGAGTATAACCTGTCGGTGTAGCGTCTGTTAGTGTTGTAGTACCTGTGAATAATTTATTGTTACCCGCTGATATAACATACTTATCGCCAGAGGTGTCAATAAACTCGTACATGGTTTCAATACCACGGCTACTCCCTAGTACAGAAGAGCCATTAGTAGAGACAGCTTCCCAGCCCTTACGCGCACCAATGCGGCCTAGCTGGTCAATAACACAGTTGTCTGCAATAGACGCAAACGAGGGATTACCGCCTACGGGAGAGTCCTGTGTGTTAAGACCAAAAAAGCCGGGAGCAGCTACTGTAATGTTCTGTAATTGTTGTGCCATTTACGAATACCAGATAGTTTCTTCAGGATGTTGTGACGCATCAATAGCGATAGCGTCAGCCAAGGTATTATCTGCTAGTGCAAACAACTCTGCTGCGCTAGTGCCTCCAGTCTCTCCACGCTCTCTAGCACCTAATGCGGTAGCTAGTTGGATGACTGGCGAGGAAGGTACAGCCATGTTCTCTGCGTCTTCTGTAAAGTCTGCTGTGCGTAGTACCACGTTAAAGCGTAGCTGAAACACTCCGCTAGGCTTAGGGTATACATCAACAGCATTGTCACCGTTAGCGTCTACACCGTTAAAGCTATAGAACTGTGGAGAACCAATAGGCGGTGTTTCAATCAAGAAAGCATTGTCCATCCAACGTGAGGCACGGTACTGCATAAAGAAGTCTGAGGTGTCGTTAATAACATCTAACAGCTTCATCCTGTTCTGTGAACCCGTCAGCACATAGTTAAACGTGTCTGTTGTGGTTGATACAGTCAGTGTAGTACGCAAAGCAGTCCAATCGTAAGCGTCTTCTACGGTACGTTTAGCATCATTGACAAACTCACCAATAAGTTTAGAGTAAGAAGTCTGACCAACAGTGGTTACTTCGTCCTCCCGCAGTCTGCGTAATACGCTATTAACAAGTTGTAAGTAAGTCATTAGAAATTGTAGCTCCGTGGTTGTTGCTCGTAAATTGTGCCTTCAAAAAAGCCATCAGATTCCTCTGTAGAATTTGGATAGGTTAGTTCTAATTCTAATTCTTGTGACTGATCGAAAGGACTGTTCAAGTCAATGTAATCTAGGCGCTCTTGTGTGCCTTCTAGTGGTGTCTTAAACTTAAACAACTCGTCACCAAACAAAGCATCTGTTGTGCGTGTAGAAGAAGGCTGTGTTGCTGGTTCGCCTGTGTCTGATACTTGTGTAAACTGTAGACCAAACTGCCCTAAGTTGGGGTTGAAGTTAGGTACATTTAAACCACTAAAAGCATCGCCTATTGCTTGGCCTACGTCTTCAATAACATCTCCAACAGGTTGTGTAATAGGCTGCAATACTTCATCATCAAAGGCAGCTAATCCTTGCCTAACTGTTGTGTCTGCGGCTGACAGAACATCGCCTACAGGCTGTGTAAACTCTTGCAATACTTCATCATCAAACTCAGATAAACCCTGCCTAACTGCTGTATCTACGGCTGAGAAAGCATCTAACGCAGGCTCAAGCTGTTGAGCAAGTTCTTTGGCAAGGTCTCCAACAATACCTAAGTCTATGTTAGTTTCAGGAAGGTCAATAGAGCCTAGTGTGCCGCCTTCTCTAATGTAAGTACCTAAGCCAGAAGCTAAAGCATTGTCTAGTTCTGCCCCGCCAGCTACTTCACTAACAACTTTACCTATACCAGCTTGGAAGTCATCATACTGGATACCTGCGTTTTCAATAGCTGCTCTGTCTAGCCCTACTTTATCTAAGCCTTCGTTAATTAAATCTCCACCATAAAGTTGAAGAGCAGCACCAACAGGATTGCCAGCAGCTACGTTTAACAAACCAACAGACTGGTCGTAAGTTAAAACTTTATTGCCTATTGTTAAACCCTTGCCTGCTGTTGTTGCTGTAGGTGCTTGCATCATTCCTGCCATTTCTAAAGCAGGTACAGCTATGGAGAGGTAATCTTCAGTTTTTAAAGTATCGCCTGTTAAACCCCTACCAGCAGCAATGGCTCCTTCTGAAAGACCTCCTGTCATTACACCAGCAGCTAAACGTAAAGGCGCTGATGCTAATAAACCTCTGCCTACGCTAGTAACGTCAAAAGACTCTGGAACTCTAGGCGACCAACTACCTAGCCTATCCATAGGACTATCAAAAAGCCCTTCTGTTTCGTACCAAGTGTGCGGCCCTGTTGGGTCTTGACCGCCTTGCTGTTTTACAACGTCTGGGGCATACATACGCCAGCCGTATTTGTCTATATATTGCAAAGTTCCCGGCTGTCCAGAAGCGTTCCATTGATCTGCAAACGCTTGTTTATATTCTTTATCAGACAAACTGCCTTTGTTTTTTTCGCTTTTTAAGTAAGCTAATTGAGCGTTTAAAGGAAGACTGTTGTATTCTTGAGTAAACTTAGCAGGGTCTGATTTAGACAGCTCTTTTAAAGGTGTCGTCCACTCTTCCATTTTAGCAGATACTTCTTGCTCTCTACTGGCTTTAGCTGCTAATGCTTCAGGACTCTTTAAATCTGCGTATTCAATATAATCTTTAGGATCAGTTCCTAGCGGGTTGTACTGAGTAATATCCTCGTATTGGTTTTGTCTTGAGAACATGCCAACACGATCTGAAAATCCAGAAGGAGAAATGCCTGTAAAGTTTCCACCGCTTTTTGTTAAACTTTCGAGAATAGCGGGGTCTAAGTTGTTAAACCTTTCCATCATCTCTGGCGATGGAGGAGCTACTTCAGGTTTTGGAGGAAGCGTAGAAACATCTGGCAACTCAAAAGGCGGGGTATACCCTGTGGGAGACTTTTGACCTCGTTCAGTAACTGCTGTCCAGTCTTGATACAATTCTCCAATTTCTGAGCTATCGTCCAAAGAACCGTACAAAAAACTTGTATCTTCTTTAGGAAGCTGTGGAGCAAAGTTACCAAAGTTTACAACCATTATCGTTCTCTCTGTACGTTCTTAGTCTTCTCTACTGTACGCATAGCGCCTAAGCCTAACATACCCATCAGTACACTTGTGAGTAATGAGCTATCAACAGGTGGGACAGTAAACCAGATGCCTAGTATTGGAGCTAGGATAGTAGAATAGAGTAAGGCTAGTCCACATATCCAGCCTATAGCGGGTCGCCAGCCAGCCACAAATAAACTCTTGTGTGCTGCTTCAGTCTTGTTGACCTCTATCTGACCCTTAGCTAATTCTTGAGCATGCTTCTCAGCCATAGTAGCTAATTCAAAGGCGATAGCATTTTTCTTATCTTTATCTTCAATGAATTTATCTAAAAGACCTGTCACTGGCCCTATTAAACTATTTAAAATACTCATATATTATACACTATTTAGTCTTGTTTGTCAAGCTGATTTTTACCATGCACTAATTTCTGCACAGTGTCAGACTCGTATATGCGTATGCCTAACCACACAATCGTCAGCAAAGACGCTGCTGGTGGTAGCCAAGCTGCCATAGTTAATACTGCTGTAGAGCCTGCTGCTATGTCTAGTACGTCCTTAGTTTGTTCATCCATTTCCTTGTCCTATGATCCAAGAGATTGTTAAGTAAAGACCAGTGGCTAATACGAGGATGCCTGTGATCTGTATAGTGTTCCAGAATACTGCCTTACGCTTACGCTCCTGCGCGTATACGGTCTTTTCTCGTTGCTCTTTAATCTTCCTACGCAACTCTACTAACTCCTTGTAGCCTGTTGTACCATAGGTGTACATCAGGAGTTCTCTAAGTTCTTTCTCTTGTTGTTGTATTTTCTTTTGATGAGCATATACCTGCATTGCTTCTTGCTCAACAGATTGTGATGCAACAATCTTCTTAAACAAGGGCGGGTTTTCTGCTCTACGTTGACATTCATTTAAATCACTTACAGCGCCATACCAGCGCCCTATCTGTCCTAGTGTATCTTCCACTTCACGACCAGCAGCTACCATGCGCTTGATAGTACCAAACGCGTTAGTGGCTATGCTGATGGCCGTGACGGGGTCGATCATTACCAAGGCACTCCAGCAGTAATCGCTGGTGCTTTGCTGTCTGCAATCTGTGCTGCAATGCTTGTTTCTACAGCGTCAGCATCTACGCCAGCCTTTACCCATTCAATAGCCTGAGCCTCTGTGATGTCTGCGTAGGCTGTGTAGCCGTCAGCATCAGCGTCAGGGGTAAAGCCGCAAGCGCCATAGCTGCTGCCTGAGTGTTCGCCATCAACGTCTGAGGCTTGCCAGTGCGCTACAACAACACCATCATCAGTGTTGCGTTCTAGGGTTGAGATTGTCCAAGTTACTGCCATGATTTATTCCTCTAATGCCGCTATGCGGGTTTCTAATGTTTCAATTAAGGTTTGTTGCTCTTTAATAGAATTAATCAATATTGGAACCAGTTTGAGATAATCCATTTGATAGTCTGACTCTTTAACATCTTCAGTCGGCTTATGCTGAAGCAGAGTCATGCTATTCTTTTCTACCCCTGCGGCAGTAAGAGCCTCTTCAACTTCTTGAGCAATCAAGCCCGTCATTACAGCTTGGCCTTCATCGTCAATTTTAAAATTGTAGGTTACAGGGTTAAGCGATTCAACAAAGTCTAAACCTAAAGTAAGGTCTTGGATGTTTCGTTTAAAGTTCCTGTCAGACGGCAGGGAGTTAGCGTTTGTTGAAATAGACCCTACAGTTACGCCATCTTTGTAAAATACAGATATAACCCCATGACTTCCTTTGCGATTAAATGCAGTTACTTGTCCTGTGGTTGCGGAACGAATCAGGCCATCGCTACCTATACTAGCCCCTACAACATTATAGTTTTGTGCTGTCTGACCCACCAACAGGTTGCCAGAGGAGTCTATGCGCATGCGTTCTGTAAGACCAACAGTAGTTCCTGTGTGAAAAGCCAATCCTGCTTCACCTTGGAAACTACTGCTATTTATACTTCTAATCTTACTAACTACACCTGCTCCTGTACCACTAGGGTCTGTTTGGTAAAAATCAATATCGCCTATAGTTTGATTAGTGGTAAGACTTGTATCAGTGTTTTCTATTCTGAGAGTAGGGGCAGATTCGGAGGCTATATTTAACAAGGTGTCTGGACTGCTAGTCCCTATGCCTACCTGTCCAGCGGAGTCAATACGCATGCGTTCTACGTAAGAAGGACTACCCTCATAATCTGTAACATGACCAACTGTGTAAGTTGTATCTGAGCCTGAAATATAAGTTCCATTAGTTGTACTATTTGTAAAAACTAAACCAGCAGCTCCAGTTGCTCCTGCATTTCTTTCAATTACAGCAGTTGGGAAACCTCCTTTAACATGCAGCGGTAGTTGGGGACTAGTAGTCCCTATGCCCAC